GTCGCCGTAGGCACCAATACCTAAAATATCTCGAGGCTGAGCCTGGCTCCCTAGAGGAGAAGAAGTATCGCACGAAGCTTGGGAGGTATATGGGGAGGCGCGCTGCTGCTGTTCTGCTGGAAAAGAGGCGTCCGGTTATCCGGATTGTCCTCACAGCTCTTACGGCACTGCGCGCCTTTAGGCTACCTGTGAAGGTAGACCTCTCGCCCATTACTTCTCCGGCAACCGTGGTACTCCAACCTCAGTCCTACGCAGAGTTTATTCGACCATTTTGGAAGAAGATTACTCGGCGTAGGAAAGACGCTAAGCCGAAAGATTGGTCGGATTGTCATTTTACCCAGAAGTCTGGACCTAATGGTCCAGCCCTCACCACGGCCTTCAGTGACCTTATGGGGGTTTCGGTTTTTCCGGAACTCCTTAAGGACATTGGGACCGTTGGGGGTAAGACGCTCCATGATTTCATGGGGCGTCTCCTGGCTGAGTCTCCTACCCTCTCGGAGCCTTCTTCTAAGTTCTTCGAACCTAAGTCGAAGGTTATCCGGAAGGTAGTTGGGATTCCAGATAAGGAGGGGAAGACTCGCGCAATTGCTATCCTAGACTATTGGTCTCAGGAAGCTCTACGCGGCCTTCACTCTTTCCTATTCGGAATCCTGCGCGGAATCAACCAAGATATGACGTTCGCTCAGGGAGCCTTCACGGAGAAGGTTAGATCCTGGGGTGAAAATATTATTCTTCACTCCGTGGATCTGACTGCAGCAACGGATCGATTCCCGATCGATCTAATTGTTGATATCCTTGCGGGGCAATGTGGAAAAGAGTTCTCTGCAGCTTGGAAGAGGATCCTAGTTGACTACCCTTTTAGTGTTTCTCCGCGTAACTCCGTTAGATATGCGGTAGGAAACCCTATGGGGGCTCAGTCTTCTTGGTCCTCTTTCACAGTGGCTCACCATTTTGTTATGTACTGGTGTTGCCGCGAGCTTAAGATTTCGTGGGAAACCGCAAAGTATGTCATCCTTGGTGATGACGTCCTGATCGGTGACTCCAACCTTTCTGCATGCTACCGGGCTAAGCTCAACCTTATCGGAGTTGAGGTCTCTCTAGCAAAAACTTACTCTTCTTCTCAGATTTGTGAGTTTGCTAAGAGGTACCTCTTCCGAGGGGAGGAGGTTTCTCCTTTCCCCGTGTCCTCTGTCCTAGACCACATCGGAGAAGCTTCGCTTCTCGTAGCGGTCCTGACTGGAGAACGCCGAAAGTCTCTTGAGCCTAAGTCCGGAATCCCTGTGGCCATTGAGAGTCTATCTCTTGCTGTTGGAAAGTCTTATCGCCAGAGTAGGCGAATGAGACAATTCGCAGCAGAGGCACTCCTAACGACAGAGTTTC